GGAAATTTTAAAATGCGGACTGAAATTATAAAAAATAAAAAAGAGCCTGCAAAAAGACAGGCTCTCTGTCCGTGCTAAAAAGCAACAAACTGACCATCGTTATTGTATGCTTTTTAGTCTGAAAAGTCAAGGAAATAGGTGGGGTTAATCCCCTTTAACTGCTTGATTAAAATATTAAACTTACGACTAAGGAGCATGATAAATGTATCTGAGAAAAATTTATAACCTTGGAAAGAAAAAAGAGATTATAGAGGTTCATAATTACTATCCGGGTAACTATGGAGCTCCCGGAAAGAAAAGAGAAAAAAGAGAGAAGGCATCCCCTGAGGTTATACAAAAGCAGAACAATGCCAATAGAGTAAGAAAGATACAGAGATTGATACTTGGTAATTTCAAAGCCGGGGACTGGCATATAGTGCTTAAGTACAAAAAAGAGCAAAGACCTGAAGACTTCACAGAGGCTAAAAAGCAATTAAGCGAATTCTTTAGAAAGGTCAGACAGGAGCTGAAAAAGGTTGGTATCAGTTTCAAGTATATAGGCGTTACGGAGATGGGAAAAAGAGGGCATGCCTTACATCATCACATAATTGTTGAAAATATATGTACTCCGGTAAATATGTTGAGTCTTATAAGAAAACATTGGATATATGGACATATAGCACTGACAGACCTGTATGAAGAAGGAGCATACAAGAGACTGGCAGAGTACATAGTGAAAGCTGAGACAAAGGATCCGAAAGGGAAATCTACCTACACACGCAGCAGGGGAAATTTGATAGAGCCGGAAGTTGAAAGCAAGATAATGCTTAGAAAGAGTTGGCCAAAAGAACCTAAAGCAAAGAAAGGATATTACATAATAGCCGACAGTGTAGTCTCAGGTGAGAATCCTGTTACAGGTTATCCGTATCAGAGATATATGATGCAAAGACTGCCTAAAGTCGGAGCTATAAAAAGAGAGGAGGCAGAGTGGATACAGGGTGTAGAGTCAATATTTACATAACCACATCTATACGAGGACCGGCAAGAAAGAATGGTGGATATGGATATGTCATAGAATTTATAAAAAAAGACGGTAGTCCGATTACCAGAAGTGGAGTTGGCTATGAGATAAAGGCTACAGAAAACAAGCTTGTATTGAAGGCATTAAAAGCGGCACTCAAAAGGCTTACCAAAAGGTGCTCAGCCTTAGTATTTACTAAGTGTGAGTATGTTTTGAGCAGCTATAAAAACAAATGGATTTCTGAGTGGAAAAAGAATGATTGGACTAATGCAAGAGGCGTAAAGCTTAGTAATTGGGAGCTTTGGAGGGATATATCGGAGTTATCTACAATGCATGAGTTGTCATTTGAGAGTGTAGATGTGAAGAACCCTTATGAAATGTGGATAACGGACAATATAAAGAAAGTGGAGAGTGGAAAGCAATAAAAATAAAAAAATGTGGAAAACACTCACCGAGACTTTAGCAAAAAAAAGGAGAAAATATGGAAAATGTAGTTGTTACGGTAGTGGCTCCGGAAGAAATACGGAATAAAGCAAAACAGAAATTGGATCAGGAATTAAAAGAATCAACAAATAAAGAATTTGCAGAGCCTGTTATTAATTATCTACTGAAAAGAACTCAAGAATCAAATGCACTTGCAGAAGATATTTGTCAGCATCATAAGACTTGTGAAAGATGTCTTAACTACATCTATGAGAAGGCAAGGGAGGAACTATCCGGAAAAAACGGTGCTATTCGTGATGATGTAGTGTATGAATGGGCCGAAGATTATTATCACAAAGATGATAAGGAAGAAGTGGAAAAGGAGCTCAAGGAATCTAAAGGGAAGGCGAAAAAAATAGAGCCCGTACAAAAAAAAGAGCCAAAACTAAATAATTTAGGTTCTGAAAAACCTAAAAATGAAGTGAAGAAAGATAGTAAACCTGCCGGCATCGGCAAAAAGAAAAATGAAAATGTAGATGGTCAGCTTGATATGTTTTCACTATTAGGGATTTAGGAGGCTGTATGGAAAAAAGAAAAATGTCTGCTATAGAAAGGCCAAAAGCAACTCCGGAAATGGTTGAAAAGGCAGGTGAACTGAACGAAATAAAGTATATCATTGATACTGAACTTGTAGATAAGAATATAGTTGTTATGAACTTTTTTGCAGTAGCAGAACTTAGAGAAGGAAAGACGACGGCTGCATTTAGAACTTTTTTATCTGAGGATGATTATATAACTCAAGATTTAACAAATGATAATACAAAGTGGATAACGGCTTCTTTTGATATGATGCAAGACATAGGATTTTACCGCATCATATGGGATGAGCAAGAAAGAAAGTGTAGAGATAACTTTTCAGTGTATATATGGTCCGGGCAAGATGTAATTGAATCATTTTTTAAAAGTTATAAAAAGCATGCAAGTGATACTATTTGGAATCTTATCAGAAGGTTTCAGGATAAAGTAAAAGATGAACGATTAGAGCAGAAGCATAGAAAAGTATTAGATCCGATTGATTTAAAGATGAAATCTGTGCAGAATCCACCAGAGGAGTTTAAAAACTGGGTGTGGGAACATGGAATGAGCTTTAGCAGATATGGAATATATAAAGAGACTGAGAAGAATAAAGCAGAATTTGAATGCTCATATTGTAAAGCAAAAGGCATTGTTGACAGAACAAAGATAAGACTTCGTAACAATGAAAATGGAGAGTGTCCGTTCTGTAAGAGCAAAGTTACATACAAAGCAAAAGGTAAGTTGGCAAGAGTTATAAAAGATACAAGCGACTTTATATATGTTGATCGTCAAGAAAAAGGATTCTTATTAAGATACTTTTGGGCAAGCAGAGAGATTAGAGATGGCAATATTAAAGAAGGATGTATAGAAGAAACATTACTTGAGTATAAAAGGTGTTTCTGGACAGTCGAAAAGAAATCTCTAAGAAAGGAAGCCTATGAATGGGGAGTATATAATCAGAGAGGTAAGTGCAGATGGATTCCCGGTTCAGGCGGCATAATAAGTGCAGGTCTTTACCATGACAATCTTCCACAGGCATGGGAACATACAGCCATGAAATATTCAGGAATTGAGATTTTGGCTAAAAACTATAAAGGTAGATTGCCTTATGAAGGAGCTATACCTATATATTTGAAATTCCCTAAATTTGAGTGGATATGCAAAATGGGACTTAATAACTTGGCGGCAGACATAGTAAGCGATTATTACTTATCTACAGATGTTATTGATTATAAGGCAAATACAATATATGAAATATTGGGATTAACAAAGGTGAATACAAAAATATTGCAGGAAATAGATGGGAATGCTTATGAGTTGCAACTACTTCAGGAAGCACAAAAACTTGATATACAGATGAGCGCTGAAGAAGTAAAGGAATATTATGAAGTTTTTGGATGCGATATAAATCTGCTGAGAGAAAAAAGAACCAAGGTTTCTTTACATAAATTTTTTAAATATGTTGATAAAGAGATTGAAAGATACATAGATAGAAAACCAAAAGATAACCTGAAGAGAGTAGAGTTGATAGAACTAAAAAGGAACATGGCAAATGACTGGAAAGAGTATCTTAAGTGGTGTCGTGAACTAAAATATGACCTGGATAATATGTTTATCTATATGCCGAATAATTTTAAACAAGTACATGATAGGGTGGCAAGGGAATATAGGGACTTTAAGGATAGAAAGGCAGCAGCAGAAAAGAAGAAAAGAGATAAGCTTGTTGCAAAGGAAATGCAGAAACTAAAAAAAGACATGGAAGAAATATTCTCAAAGAATGTCGGAGCAGATGCATTAAATATAAAGGGCAAAGGCTTAATCCTCATAGTACCGGCAAATTCAGCTGATATCAAAAAAGAAGGAGAAGCTTTACATCATTGCGTTGGTACATACATAGAAAAAGTGGCAAAAGGTGAGACAGCCATATTCTTTATCAGAGAGGAAAAAAATCCTGATAAACCTTATTACACCCTTGAGTGGAGAGATAATAAAGTTGTCCAGTGTAGAGGGATGAATAATTGCAGCATGACAAATGAGGTCAAGGCATTTATAAAAGTCTTTGAAAAGAAGATGAATGAACAAATAAAGAACAAAGAGAGTGCGTAATATTAAAACAGGGAGATGTAAATGAGTAGAAATTCTTTATATGTAAATAGAGAAGGCTATGTTGACAGAACGGCAGGCAAGGCCATTCAAAATGTACAACGAAAATACAAGGCACAGATTATTGGTAGGAATAGTAAAAAAACAGGCGAAACATTTGAAAGATGGATATCTACTGCATGTAAGTTCTATCTAAACAAAGGCTTTGCTCACATTGAAAAAACTCCGGAACCTTTTCATATCACAGGCAAGGATATGAATGGAGTGGTTAGAGGATACTATGAAAAAAAAGGACAACCTGACTATAAAGGCATTTTATGTGACGGAACAGGGATTATGTTTGAAGCGAAGCATACCGATTCGGATAGGATAAAGCAGTCGGTAATAACCGAAACGCAGTGGGAGAGTCTTGATATATATGAGCAGTTTGGAGCACATTGCTATGTAATGGTGTCAATTAGATTAGAAAGCTTCTTTCGAGTGCCGTGGAGTGTATGGAAAAATATGAAAGAATTATTTGGTCATAAGTATATGAATGAAACAGAACTTGAAGCCCACAGGATAGGGCAAGACCAATGTACAATATTGTTTCTTGAAGGGATTGAATTAAAAAAATGAAAATACAAAAAACAGTGTTAGTACAAAAGCTAAATCAGATTAAAGGAGTTGTATCAAAAAAGACAACAATGCCGGTACTGCAAGGAATATTAGTAAAAGATGGATATTTAATTGCAAGTAATTTAGAAATGACAATAAGAGCGAAGGTTCCGGAAACAAATGGGGAATGTTTTATCATTCCTGAGAGGGCATTTGATCTAATTAATAATTTGCCGGAAGGAATTATTGACATTTCGGTTTCAAGTGAAAATGTAATGGTTATCAGGGCAGATAAAATAAGAAATACATACCAAACGGTAGAGCCCAATGCTTTCCCTGTATTGAATATAGATGGTGAGGGAAGTGAGTTTACACTAAATTCTGAAACATTTCTTGAATCAATAAAGAGAGTGTCTTATGCAATACCTACACAAGTTACTGATATGAGAATGTCAAGCATGTCTATGCAGGCTAAAGATGGGCAGTTAAACTTTGTTGGACTTGATGGACATGTGCTTGCGTGGGATAAGATTAAATATGACGGAGAGTTTGAGTTACTTATTTCAAAAAGTACAATAGAAAAACTGAAATCAATTCTGTCACCCGGAAATGTCAAAATAAAATATAGTGATACTATGGCGATATTCTCAACAGAAGATTTTGATATATGTACAAGAATTGTACAGGGAAAGTACTATCCGTATCATGATATGTTTAAAGAGCTGCCTATAAATACATTTGTGGTAAAAAGAGAATTATTGGATGCAATGGTCCGTGCAAAAATGTGTACTGTTGAAAAATCGCCGATCAAATTCGAACTGTCAGGAAATCAGTTGAATTTAAGCATAAAAGACCAAGCTACTGACTACTATGAGGTCATTGACTTGTTGGAAGATGTTTCTGAAAATCTCACGATAGGATTTGATGCAAAATTGGTAATAGAAACATTAAAAGCATTTGACTGTGAACATATTAAGATTTCGCTTCACAGTTCAAAAATGCCCATGATTATTGAAGCTGATGACAGTGAATTTAAAGCAATAGTTCTTCCGGTTGCTTTAAAGCAGTAAGGTGGATGATAAAAATGAGATTACTAAGTATTTCAGAATATGCAATAAAGTGCAGGATTGGAAGAGGCGAAGAAACAGGAGAGATATATCAAACACGTTTCGGTAACACAAAAAGAAAGTGTATTTTTAAAGAACTATATGAGACAGGTATAGGGGAAATTGAGCCGACTGAATGGCTGTATATAGCTTTACAGATAGTAAAGTGCATAGGTGAAGAAAAATTACTGGATGAAATTGAGAAGTATGTAAAAGAGAATTGTGTATGGCTTAAGACAGATAAAGATATTCAAGAATATTCTGCAGACTGTTTATTATCTGGAGCATATATGTATTGGGAAAAATTTAAAAATAAAAGAATACCGGAACATAAAGTGTTCTTTTTTGAAAAGGAGCAACGATGAATAAAGTGATATTAATGGGCAGACTAACAAGAGATCCAGAATTAAGATATACAAACGGAGAGAATTCAATGGCAATCGCAAGATACACATTAGCAGTAGACAGAACAATAAAAAAGCAAGGTGAGCAGTCGGCAGATTTTATAAACTGTGTAGCTTTTTCAAAGGCAGCAGAATTTGCAGAGAAGTATTTCATGCAAGGAATGAGAGTTTTAGTTTCCGGAAGAATACAGACAGGAAATTATACCAACAAAGAAGGCCAAAAAGTTTATACAACTGAGGTTATTGTAGACACTCAGGAATTTGCAGACAGCAAGGGAGCAGGCGATAGTAGCTATAAGTCTTCCACAAGGTCATCAACATCATCAGCAAGTATAGATGGATTTATGAATATTCCGGACGGAGTTGATGACGAGGGATTACCATTTAATTAAAACTGTAAGAAGGAGAAGGATATGTTTATTAAGCAATCAGTATTTGAAAAACAGATAAAGAAGGTATATAAATATCACGCATTAAGAGTATATAAAAGTCCGCATAATGATTTGATTATAGGCACTCCCGGCTGGACGCTTGCTATTTATAAAGATTTTATAAGCAAAGAGGTTAAAGGAGCACTTGTTAAACTGGTTGGGGACTTGCCGGAGCAGACGAGGTCAATATTATACGGAGAGGGAGCAGATATGCAATATGAGATGGAGACTACGATAGATACATCTATATTGGATAATAATTATTTAGAAGATGGCGACTACAGTCAGTTTTTTGTAAGTAATTTAACTATAGAGAAGAAATTCAGAGTGATACAGTCGGAAAGTGACAACAGCACAATAAGAATGTATAAGCAAGAACACTTGGATATGATAGTTAGAAATCTTGTGGACATTAAAGCAGGGGAGATTGGAGTAGAAGGACCTGTAAGTAGTGATGAAGGTTTAAGTCTGAGATGGTATACAAATGCAGGTGTGTTGGAAATAAGGCTGGCTGTATCAGAGGATTTTACAAATAACTTATTGGATGTACTTAGAACAGTAAAACTTGAAAGATATGAGGAGTAACTATGGCAATACAGAAGGATATAGTAGTAAACAGAAAAGAATATGAGCGAATAAAAAGATATGATCATAATCAAATGAATAACTATGTGAAGAGTATATATAAGAGTGGTTTTGAAGATAGCAAGGCTGTAGAGCGAGGTGGGAAATCGTGAAGGTAAATAAAGAAGAATGGGGAAAATATAGGATAAGTGTAAAGAAAGCAAGGGAACTATATTATTTCTGCTTACAATACGGTGAGTGGAAGGAAGAGCTGTTTAGGAATACCAATTCTATAAAGAGTGTAAGTGGTGGAGGTGGTGGGAAAGGGATAGGAGACAGCACAATGGCACTTGCTATAAAAAGAACTATTCTAAAAGACAAGTGTGAACTTATAGAAAGTACTATTGTGGAGACAGACAAGGAGTTATATAGATATTTACTTAAAGCAATTACAGAAGAAGGTGTAACATACCAGTATTTAAGAAGTGTTATGGGAATGCCGTGCAGCAGGAGAAAATACTATGAAACTCGAAGAAGATTTTATTATTTGCTATCAAAGAAAAAAGAAAATCTAATGATTTAAAAAAGAGGGTCACTCATAAAGTTAAAAACGTGATATATTGATATCATAAGATTCACAGGTCAAGGGCTGTGAATTGAAATGACATGTGTTTCTCCTAAAGGGCACCTCAAGAAATTGGGGTGCTTTTTAAAGTTATAAGGAGTGTTAAATGCCGGCAAGGAATAGACCTGACAAGGACGGAACGCATAGAGGTGCGTTTGAGAAGAACAAGAGAAAGATATATGCTACACGAACAATATGCGGTATATGCGGTAAGTTGGTTGACATGAGTCTTAGGTGGCCAAACCCTATGAGCAAGTGTATAGACCATATTATACCTGTAAGCAAGGGTGGGCATCCGTCAGATATTGACAATTTGCAACTTGCACATATGTGTTGTAACAGGGAGAAAAGCGATAAGATTCTTAAAGAAAAATCAGATAAGCCGGTGGCTAAGGTAGATGAGATTATAAGCAATAGAGTTTTACCGCAGACAATTGACTGGTCAAAGTATAAAGGATAGGGGGCTATAGTACCCCCACCCCTTACTGCTTTGTACCCCACGCCTGTACTGGGAATATTTCTCGCTGAAAATAAAAGGAGTATGTAATTGAGCCAAATTTATGGAATAGAATATCTTAGAAATAAGCTGGCCGTAAAGAAAACCAGGGTAAAGATAAGATATGATTTTTATGAAATGAAAAATAAAGTTAGGGATTTTCAAATATCAACACCTCCAAGTCTAAGGGAGTGGGTAGGCAGTATCGGGTGGTGCGCAAAGGCCGTTGATACTCTGGCAGATAGATTGATATTCAGGGAATTTGATGATGATGATAATAAATTTAATATCAATGAGATTTTCAAGCTTAACAATCCAGATGTGTTTTTTGATAGTGCAATATTATCTGCACTAATATCATCTTGTTGTTTTGTATATATATCAGGAGATGATAAGGGATATCCAAGACTGCAGGTTATTGACGGAGCTAATGCAACAGGATGTATAAATCCTATTACAGGTTTGCTTACAGAAGGATATGCAATTTTAGAAAAAGATAAAAATGGAAAAACGGTTACCGAAGCTTATTTTGTTGAAGGACGAACTGAAATATATAGGATAGGTGAAAGAGAGCCGGAGATTATAACTAATAATGCCGGGAATCCTTTATTAGTGCCTATTGTGTTTAGACCTGATGCAGTAAGAGAGTTTGGACGTTCAAGAATCAGTAGGGCTTGCATGAGTATTGTAGGTTCAGCATTGAGAACAATCAAGAGATCCGAAATATCGGCAGAATTTTATTCGTTTCCTCAAAAGTATGTGCTTGGCACTGATCCTGATCAAGAGCCACTTGAGAAGTGGAAAGCAAGTATGTCTTCACTTATAGAGTTTACAAAGGATGAAGACGGAGATGTCCCGACAATGGGACAGTTCTCACAACAGAGCATGTCACCGCATATTGAACAGCTGAGAATGTTTGCTGCATTGTTTGCAGGTGAAACAGGATTGACACTTGATGACTTGGGATTTGTTACAGATAATCCGTCCAGTGCAGAAGCAATAAAGGCATCACATGAAAATTTAAGATTATTGGCAAGAAAAGCGCAGAGAAATTTTGGAAGCGGATTTTTAAACGTTGGATATGTATCTGCATGTTTTAGAGATGATTTTAATTACGAGAGAAAAGCGTTTTATAAAATATCGGCAGAATGGGAGCCGATATTTGAGCCGGATAGTGCAATGCTTTCTGCGATTGGTGATGGTGTGATTAAGATTAATCAGGCCGTACCGGATTATATTAGTGAAAAAAACCTGAGAAACTTAACAGGCATAAAGAAGATTGAGTGAAAGTATTATGAGTGATGTTATCAGTAAAATAAAAGATGAATACAACAAGGCTATAAAAGATAATTCCTTAAAATCCATATATGATAAGATTGAAAAAGGTGTGGCTACTTATGCTGAGGCAAGTGTTTTTTCTTCAAAAGCAGGACAGATAATTGCAAAGATACTTGATAAGTATTTAAAGGAAAATATGATGGGTGATATTGTACCTATCGAAGTGGCGAAAAGTTTAATACCCGGTTCACTAAAGCATAATCATGAGAAGGTAGCAGAAGTTTGTGAACAGGTTCAAGCAATATTAAATGAGAGTGCCGGAATAGGACTAAAGCCGTTGAAACCGTTTTTTGATGATAGAAAAGCGGAAGGAATAGTGGTAGAAGTTGTTAATGCAAAGAGTTATCTTGATAAGAGTATTGCTTTTATGGAACATGTTGAAAACTTATCTATGGCAGCAGTTGATAAGGCTGTTAAGGTTAATGCAGACTTTCATAGTGAGGCAGGTCTTGCACCTAAAATTAAAAGGGTATCAGTTGGAAAATGTTGTGAGTGGTGTCAAAAAATCGTTGGACTATATGACTATGAAGATGTAAAAGATACCGGTAATGATGTTTTTAGACGACATTCAAATTGCAGATGTCAGGTACAATATATACCTACAAGAGGTAAGGTAAAGAATGTTCATACTAAAAGGTAGATGACAGTATAAAGAATAGGAGTAGATAAGCATGCAACAACGGATAGGAAATCAAATACCTACGCAGTCCGTTGTTTCAGATTATGAGGAGACAAAAGGCAATGATGCAGTAGAGATTTATAATAAAACCGGTAGAGTTGCACAGGAGTGGCAAGTTAGGTTGGTATGTGACATTATGGCATTTAATAAAGATGGACTGTGGACACATACTAAATATGGGTATTCACTACCAAGAAGAAATGGAAAAACAGAAGTTGTTTATATAAGAGAATTGTGGGGGCTGATTAGTGGAGAGAGAATACTTCATACAGCTCATAGAACAACTACATCTCATTCTTCCTGGGAAAAGACTTGTATGCTTTTAGCGGCAGCAGGATACAAAGAAAAAGAGGATTATAAAACAACTAAGCAGTTTGGTCTTGAGAAGATTGAAATGCTTAAGGGTGACAAAAAAGGTGTTATACATTACAGAACCAGGTCAAGTAAAGGTGGATTGGGTGAGGGATTTGACTTAGTAGTAATTGATGAGGCACAGGAATATACAGATGATCAGGATACGGCCTTAAAATATGTTGTGTCAGATTCTTTGAATCCGCAAATTATTTACTTGGGGACACCACCAACAGCAATTTCAGCCGGAACTGTTTTTTTAAAATATAGAGACAAGACTTTACAGGGGCAAAATCAAGATTCAGGATGGGCTGAGTGGGCAGTTGATGAAATGACAGACCAGAATGAAGTTGAGGCTTGGTACCTGACGAATCCGTCACTTGGAACAATACTAACAGAAAGAAAGATAAGAGCAGAAATCGGACCGGATGAGATTGACTTTAATATTCAGAGATTAGGTCTATGGATAAAGTATAATCAGAAGTCGGCAATTACGCTTACAGAGTGGAATGCAATGATGGTGTCAGATTTTAAGGAGTCTTTGTTGGTTGGTGGAATACATGTGGGGGTTAAATTCGGACATGATGGATTAAATGTTGCTGTATCTGTAGCTGTAAAGACTAAGGATGATAAGGTATTAATTGATGGTATTGATTGTAGGCCGATAAGAGCAGGCGTTGATTGGATTGTAGCATGGATAAAAACAGTTAAAGCTGAGTCAATAACTATTGACGGTGATAATGGAAAAGCTTTACTTGTCAATGCATTAAAAGATGCAAAGGTAAGGATTAAGCCGGTACTACCGAAGACAGCGGATATAATTGCACTACATACATTGTTTGAACAGGCTTTAGAGAGTCAAAGCATTTGTCATTTGGGACAGCCTTCAATGGTTCAAGCTGCTACTAACTGTGAGAAGAGAGCAATCGGATCTAATGGAGGTTTTGGATACAAGGCTAATAAAGAAGGGATAGAAATTGCGATTTTAGAGAGTGCAATTCTTGCACATTGGTCATGTAGGCAATCAAAGGAAAAAAAGAAAAGAAGGGCAGTGAGCTATTAAGACAGGCAAAAGCTTGTCTTTTTTAGTTATAGATTGCAACACTTTGTGGAAAGGAAGAAAGATGGAGTTTAAGGCAATTGAAACAAAAGAGGAATTTGATGAGGCGATAAAAGAGCCTATCAGACTTGCACAGGAAGAAGTAAGAAAAGAGTATGAAACTTATATGTCACCTGAACAGGTGGAAAAGAAATATAAGGGGTACTTATCAGAAAAGGAGGTGGTTGAGAAGTATAAAGACTATATGTCACCTGAACAGGTAGCAGAGAAGTATAAGGATTATCTTTCAAAGGAAGATGTAGATTCAAAAATCAAGGTGTATGAGGTTGAAAAACTAAGAACAAAGATTGCCCTTGATAATGGTTTGCCTTATGAGTTTGCAAACAGGTTACAGGGAGAGGATGAGAAAAGCATTCTTGAAGATGCGCTGAGTATTGCAAAGCTTATCAAAGGTAATAGGAGTGTTCCACCTCTTAAGAACTCGGAAGGTGGAATAGATCCAAAAAGAGAGAGTTTTAAAAGATTGGTATCAGTACTTAAGGAGGATTAAAAAATGGCGTTAAATACAGCAAGAAGTTATTTTGATGCAGAATTAGTTACAGATTTAATTAGTAAGGTAAAGGGCAAGTCATCACTTGCAATTTTATCAGCACAGGATGCTATTCCTTTTAACGGAATGAAGGAAATGATTTTCACTATGGACAATGAGATTGACATTGTTGCGGAGAACGGAAAAAAGTCGGAGGGTGGAATTTCCGTTGAACCGCTCACTATTGTACCTATAAAGTTTGAGTACGGTGCGAGAGTGTCTGATGAATTTATGTATGCATCAGAGGAAGCACAGGTGGATATTTTAACCGGATTTAATGAAGGTTTTGCAAGAAAGGTTGCAAAGGGTCTTGATCTTGCTGCATTCCATGGAATCAATCCAAGAACAAAGACGGCATCAACAGTAGTTGGAAATAATCATTTTGATGCAAAGGTGACACAGAAGGTTGTTTATGCAGCAGCCAATGCAGATGATAATCTTGAGGCGGCTATTGCATTGGTAGACGGATCTGATGGAGATGTCACAGGAATTGCATTGTCAAAAGTTTTTGGAAGTGCTATGGCAAAGATTAAGGCAAATGGAATTAAGCAGTATCCTGAATTTGCATTTGGAGCAAATCCCGGAGTTTTTGCCGGCAGGCCTATTGATATAAATAGTACTGTAAACGGAGCGACTGTAAAGGACCATGCAATAGTAGGAGATTTCCAGAACGCTTTCAAGTGGGGATTTTCTAAGGAAATACCGATGGAAATTATTCAGTATGGTGATCCAGATAATAGCGGAAAAGACTTGAAGGGGTATAATCAGGTATATATCAGAGCTGAGGTGTATATCGGATGGGGAATCTTAGTGCCGGAGTACTTTGCAAGAGTTGTAGAGGAATAGGTATGAAGTATATTAATGTGATTACAGGAAATATCATTGATATAGATTCAGAGATTCGTGGAGAAAATTGGGAGCTCGTAAGAGCTTCTGATTCTCTTGAAGAAAAAGTAGGAGACATAGATCCTTTATCTGAAGAATCTGCTGCAAATGTTGCATCAAGCAAGGCTAAAACAGCAAAGAAGAAGTAGGTATTAAGATGAGTGAGCTGGCAACGCTTGAAGATGTTGAAAAGATATGGAGAAAATTTAAGAATACTGAAGAACGAGATAGAGCGGTAGAGCTGCTTGTTATAGTTTCTGACAGTTTGAGAGAAGAGGCGATTAAGTATGGTAAAGATATTGACTTAATGGCAAATTCAAGTGCGACTTATGCGAGTGTTGTTAAATCAGTGATTGTAGATGTGATTGCAAGAACTCTAATGACTTCCACAGATGCGGAGCCTATGACACAGATATCAGAATCGGCACTTGGTTATTCAATGTCCGGAACTTATCTTGTTCCGGGCGGAGGATTATTTATTAAAAAGTCGGAACTTTCAAGGTTGGGACTTAGAAGGCAAAGATTGAGGATGATAGAGTTATATGGCGAGAATCAGGGGAATTGATGTTGTATTGCTTGAGACAGTTGTAGATGGAGAAGATGAGTTTGGTGCAGAAATATTAACTGAGAGAGAAGTTGTCATTAGTAATGTTTTGGTTGCACCTGCATCATCTACCGATATCACAGATTCTACACGGCTTTATGGAAGAACAGCTGTCTATACTCTGGCAATTCCTAAAGGTGATAATCATAATTGGGAAAGTAAAAGAGTTAGATTTTTTGACAATACTTGGAAAACATTTGGTATTCCACAGGAAGGAATTGAAAGCTTGATTCCACTTGATTGGAATAAGAAAGTCATGGTGGAAAGATACAATGGGTAAAGTAAGAATTGAACTAAATAGTCCGGGTATTAGGGCTATGCTTAAGAGTGAAGAAATACAATCAAGTGTAGAAGAACAGGCTATAAGAATAGCAAATGAGGTCGGTGGAGACTTTGAAGTTAAAATTGCAAGTACAAGAGCATATGCGAGTGTTAGTAATAAAAATAGGCGAGGTTATGAGATGAACATGAGAAATAATACCTTGCTAAGGGCGGTGCATAGATGATTGAAAGTATTATTATAAAATATCTAAGAGATAAGCTTGGTATAAAGGTATATGCGGAAATTCCTGAAAGTCCTCCAAAAGAGTTCATTATTGTTGAAAAGACATCATCAGGAATAGAAGATTATATTTATCATGCAACGGTAGCATTACAATCATATTCCGATACTTTACTTAATGCAGCAGTATTGAACGATAAAGTTAAAAAGGCAATGGATGAGATGATAGAGTTACCTGAGATAAGTAGCTGTAAACTGAATAGTGATTATAATTTTACAGATACAGCAACAAAAAGGTACCGATACCAAGCTGTATATAATATTGTGTTTTTTGATTAAGCATTCTGATTGATTCAGGGTGCTTTTTATTTAGAAAGGAGCAAAAATGTCTAAGAATAATTCTAAGAATGTAACCACCGGCAAACCAAAGGTAGGTGGAGCGGTGTTTAGAGCACCGTTGGGAACGGCAATACCAGGTGATGCGGTTAGTGAGTTGGACCAGGCATTTAAAAATCTTGGTTATATTTCAGAGGATGGAGTAACAAATTCAAATTCGGCTGAAACTGATTCGGTTAAGGCATGGGGCGGCGATACTGTATTGGAGTTTGAGAAAGAGAGACCTGATACATTTGAGTTCACAATGATTGAGGGACTTAATGTTGAAGTTTTAAAAATGATATATGGTGAAGATAATGTTGCAGGTGATATCTCTGCCGGCATTACTATAAAGGCTAACTCTAAGGAAAGAGAAGAGGCCGTATACGTCATTGATATGATCCTTAGGGATAATGTTGCTAAAAGAGTTGTAATACCTAATGGAAAGATAACTAAGACAGGTGAAATTAAGTATGCTGACAGTGAGGCATTAGGTTATCAGGTTACTGTTTCGGCATTACCGAATACAGACGGAAATACACATATTGAGTATATGAAGAAGGGTTAAAGAATGATAAGAGGAAAATCAAAGAACGGTTTTGAGTTTGAGATCGATGAGAAAAATCTTAATGATTTTAGAATGATAAGAATGTTGGCCAGAGCGTCAAAAGATGATGATATCACTCTTTATTCCGAAGCTATGGAAAAGATATTTGGTGAGGAACAGTTCGAGAGAATGCTGGAATTTTTAGCTGATGATAAGGGTAGAGTTCCTATAGAAAAAATAAGTGAACTATTCACAGATGTTTGTGAGACTGTAAAAGAATTAAAAAACTCTTAATCCTTGCTGCTATGATGTGCAATGAAGAGGCTATGATATGTGACCTTGCAGAAGTGTATCATATATACAACTATGAGGCATATGAGCCTTCCTTTATTGCTGTATTAGTAGCAGGGTTAAGAGAAGATAGTAGAAGTAAGATGCTACTGTCCGGTGCAAAGTTTAGCGTTGATCAAGCGCTAAAGATGATGATTGTTGATTATCTTAGGCTGATAGTTTGGATGAAAACGAGAGATGGGGCTAAGAATAGAAATAAACCTAAATCATTATTTGAGGAAATTGAAAATGCTGATAGTGTAGATAATATTATTGGCTTCAGTGATGGCAAAAGTTTTGAAAATGCATGGAAAAAGATGAGGGGGTGAATATTTGGCAGGAACAGAAATTGCTAAGGCATATGTACAAATTATACCTTCGGCAGATGGAATAAAGGGCAGGTTAACAGAAGAACTTGGAGGTGAGGCTGAGAGCGCAGGAAATAGTGCCGGACTAAATATTGTAAGTGCTATTAAAGGTGCGATTGCAGCGGCAGGAATTGGAGCTCTAATAAAGTCTACACTTAGCGAAGGAAGTGCATTGCAGCAGTCTATAGGTGGTATAGAAACATTGTATAAGGAATCTTCGGATACAATGATAAAGTATGCAAATGAGGCATATAAGACAGCCGGAATGAGTGCAAATAACTATATGCAGACCTCAACAAGCTTTGCGGCCGCTTTGCTTAAAGGTGTAGGCGGAGATACAGCAAAGGCGGCAGAGGCGGCAAATACAGCTATTATTGATATGTCGGATAATGCAAATAAAATGGGAACATCAATGGATAGCATTCAAATGGCGTACCAAAGCTTTGCAAAGGGAAATTATGGGATGTTGGACAACCTCAAATTGGGGTATGGCGGCACGAAAACGGAGATGGAACGTTTGCTTGCAGATGCCCAAAAGCTGACAGGGGTCAAGTATGACATAAATAACTTGTCAGATGTGTACAGTGCAATTCATGTCATACAAGATGAATTAGGAGTTACCGGAACAACTGCAAGAGAGGGTGCAACGACATTTGAAGGATCTATGTCTGCAATGAAGGCGGCGGCTCAAAATTTAATGGGCTCTATTGCACTTGGTGATGATATAGGCCCTAAATTACAGGCATTAACTGAAAGTGTATTTACATTTGTTTTTGACAATCTTATTCCTATGCTTGGAAATATACTTGCCGCAGTTCCGGGACTGGTTATTGGAATAGCTGAAGGCATAGTTGCAGGTATTCCTAAGATTTTATCGGTCATTACAAACTTGGTTACAGAGATTGCAAACACGCTGATTAACTATGATTGGCAAGGTTCGGCAATGAGCTTTGTTACATCATTAAATTCAGGAATATCAACTAATTTACCACAGCTGCTACAGAATGGTGTTGGGATTATAACAAATTTGGTAAGTGGTCTTGTATCAGCACTACCAAATATTATCTCAGCAGCAGGAATAATTATAAGCGGTCTAATAACAGCGATAGCAACAGCATTGCCGATGTTGTTGAAATCCGGAGCAGATTTGATACTTGGAATATTATCAGGATTTGAGAGCGGAAAAGTGAATATTGCATTGTCAATGATGGATGCAATTGGAAACATCATAAGTACTGTTATGGATGCATTACCTGAATTAATCACAGCAGGTATTCAAATAATTACAGGCTTTATTACGGGAATGATGTCACTTAATGGTGAGGCGGTTGGCAATACTGCGGAAATAATGTCAAATTTAGTGCAAAAAATTGCAGATGGTATTCCTGAGTTTTTAGAAAAGGGCATGGAAATACTAAATGCACTAATTGATGGTATTGTTAATTCACTTCCTCAAATTATAGAGACTGCTATTCAAGTGATTAAAAACATAGTAGAGGCATTAGTATCAGCTTTGCCAACAATCATAACAACCGGAGTTGAGATTATAACATCACTGATCAATGGAATTGCTCAAAATTTTCCTAGTTTAGTATCTAAGGCTACCGAAATAATAATGGAAATAGTAAAAACCTTGGTTTCAAATCTACCCGGTATTTTAGCCACAGGAGTACAGATAATAGGAGCTCTTTTAAGCGGACTTGTGCAGGCAATGCCACAGATATTATCAGCAATAGCAAATTTAGCATTAAGTATAGTCAAGGCTATAATGGTCTTACAGACTCAACTTATGCAGGCGGGTATTCAGATAATAGCAGGATTGGCAAGCGGAATTGCAGGAAAAGTTTCAAGTGTAATTTCTGAAATAACAAAACTGGCAAGTGAAATAATAAATAAAGTCAAGAGTATTAATTTAGTGGATATTGGCAAGCAATTGATTGAGGGACTGGCTAATGGAATCAAAGGTGCAGCAGGAAAGGTAGCAGATGCAGCAAAGAACGCAGCTAAAGACGCATTTAATGCAGCAAAAAGCTTTCTTGGCATTCACTCACCTTCAAGACTTATGAGAGATGAAATCGGTAAGTATATTCCTGCCGGAATTGCAGAAGGAATTAATGGAAATGCAAAGTCTATTACATTTGATAAAGTAAATGCAAGGATTATGCAAGAGGCACGTTCAACTCAATTGACGATGGATTCGATTGATACTACATCAAGTGGAAGCGAATCAATAGATATACTTGGCAATATAACAGATGCGTTATCTAAGTTTTATATAGTTATGGACGGTAAGAAAGTTGGAAGAATAGCAAGCCCGGAAGTAAATCGTGCATTAGGGTCTACAAGTAGCTTGGAATTAAGAGGTGCTGTATGATGGAAATGAGAGATATGGGTATTACCTTTGGTAATAAGCATACGTTTAATGATTTTGGGTTAATTTGTAAAGATATAGAAGTAGGTTTTCCGGAAGTAAAGACTAAAATAGTTGAATTAAGTGGATCGGATGGATTTATAGATTTAACAAAAGTTTTTGGAAAGGTTATGTATGGTAGTCGTTTGATAACGGCTACCTTTTTGGTTAAAGAAATATCTGCAGGTTACTGGGCAATTAATATGTCAAAGATTGCAAATTATTTACATGGAGAAAATCATAGAATAATTCTTGATAATGACAAGGGCTATTATTATGAGGGTAGATGCAAGGCGTCTTTTGACAAAGAATATAAACCATTTTCAACAGTGGTAATAGAATGTGAGTGTAAACCTTATAAGGTAGAGGTTAATGCGGAGCTGGGAGATGATTGGCTTTGGGATCCATTTAATTTTGAAACGGGTGTTATTAGAAGATATAAAAATATTGCGGTCAATGGAAGTTACACATTAAATATTAGAGGCTTGGCCAAGCCGGTAATACCTATAATTATTTTAGATTCAACTATGCAAGTGGAGTTTAATGGAGCTACTTATAACTTATCACCGGGAAATAACAACATCTACAGGTTGGCAACAAAAGAAGGTGATAATGTATATAAATTTATTGGTAATGGAGTAATTTCAATTATTTACAAAGGGGGAATGCTTTAGTGTATGCCATAAAAGGAGTATTAGATGGTAGAACATTTGTGCTGTCGGAACCTTACAGTGATGAGCAGGTGGTAACAGCGGTTTTAAGAGAAATTGTCGGAAAATCCGGAACATTAGAATTTGATATAAATCTCTTTCATCCAAATTATGATGATATTGTTATGTATAAGACATACATAAGTGTTGAGAGAGATGGTGAAGAAGTTTGGTATGGAAGAGTTATCAACATAAGTAAGGACTTCTACAATACTAAAACCGTTATTTGTGAGGGAGACCTTGGACTTTTAAATGATTCAATACAAGTACCATATGGTTATAGTGGTACTGTTAGAGGTTATATTGACTATATTCTTAACAATCACAACTCGCAGGTTGAGGCGGAAAAAAGAATATATACCGGAAATATTGTTGTATCAGATTCTAATGATTACATACACAGAGAAAACAATAGTTATACAAAGACACTTGAGGAACTGGATGCAAAGTTACCAAAGCTTTTAGGAGGATATTTAAAGACACGACATGAAAATGGAGGGATTTTTCTTGATTATATATGGAATTATGGAGACGATAACACACAGATAATTAGCATTGATGAAAACCTGATAGATTATGAGTCAAGTGAAAACAATAATGAATTTTATACAAGGTTAATACCGACCGGAGCAAAGGTCAATGAAGTAGCTATAACAATAAAAAATGTTAATAGTGGTATTGATTATGTAGAAAATCCGGCACTAATAGAGCGATACGGAGTTATTGTGGGTACAAAGTCTTGGGATGATGTTACTCTTCCTGAAAATTTACTAAAGAAAGCAAGAAAAGAGGTCCTAAATAAAGAGCTACCTAATAGTTTTAAGCTGTCCGCAGTCGATCTATCGCATATAGATAATACAAAGAGTCCAATAAAAGTCGGAAGAAATACAAAAGTAATCAGTCCGTTTCATAAGTTAGAGACCATGTACTTTGTGACTGAAAAAGAAAGTCATTTGGATGAGCCGGAAAGAGATGTGTTCACATTTGGAATGAGGCAAAGTACATACACAGCAAAAGTTAGTGATGCCTCTCTTGCGTTAGAGCAGAATATGACTAGAGAGATTAAAGATACGGCACTAACAATTAATAATAAGTTAGATGATGGGTTAAAGACTATTACAGGAGTTAAGGGTGGAGCAGTGGTGCTTGACACGTTTAATGAAAATGGAGATTTGGTGCAGCCTTGGCGTATTTTGGTTATGGACACTGCAAATAAGGCACAAGCAGTTAATGTTATACAGATAAATCAGAATGGAATTGGATTTAGCAGAAATGGAGTTAATGGAGAATACCTAAATGCTTGGACTATTGACGGGCACTTGAGGGCTGAATTCATTGATGTTGGTACAATGCTTGCTGACAGAATTAGAGGTGGAACTCTTGAAGTTGGAGGAGACGGAACAGGACGAGACGGTCAGATTCTTGTAAAGAGTACAAATAATGAGACACTTTGTGTTATTGATAAAAATGGTATTTCTGTAAATAAGGGAATCATAAAAGGCTCGTCAATAGAGGGAAACAGCATCAAAGGTGGAAATATAGAAGGAACAACAATAACCGGCTCAAGAATAGTAGGAGATAATATTGAGGGTGGAACAATAAAAGGTTCGTCAATAGAGGGAAACAGCATCAAAGGTGGAAATATAGAAGGAACAACAATAACCGGCTCAAGAATAGTAGGAGATAATATTGAGGGTGGAACAATAAAGGGTTCAACAATAGAGGGAAACAGCATCAAGGGTGGAAGTATAGAAGGAACAACAATAACCGG